GACCTTACAAAAGGTCTTAGCGATGCGGCTAAAAATACGGCCCTTCCAAAAATAAATGAGTACATGGAAGATCTGAATAAGTCCTTAAAGTCTGGCGGCCTTGAGGGAGTCAATAAAGAGATTGGTTCTATCGCCGCCGATGCGGCAAACCAGATTGCAAAGGCTGCGCCTGATGTTGTAAAAGAAGCAACAAATCTTATTACTGCCTTTAACAATGGAATTTCCGATAATGCAGGAGAAATTTCTAAATCTGCTGTAAAAATCGGTGAGGAATTAGTTAAAGGCCTTGAAAAGGTTGTCCCATCTGCTGGTAAAGCCGTCGGTGCCTTAATTAAAGGAATTGTAACGCAAATTGCGGGTTCAGACGCAGGAAGTGCAGTACAGAGCACGATTGATTCAATCGGAAAAGCCTTTGAAAGTTTGAAAGGACCCGCACAGGCAGCAGTAAAAAGCATTTCTGAGATTATCGGAAATCTTGCGACTACTGTATCGCAACTAGCACAGACTGTGCTTCCTGTTTTATCCTCTGCTCTCGGTTTCGTTGCGGAACATTTTCAACAGATAGTTCCTGCTGTGCTGGGTGCCGTTGCGGCATTTAAAAGTTTTGAAGCTATTAAACACGCAGCAACAGCAGTTAAAAAGTTTTCGGACGCTATGGTTACCGCATCAAAAGCTGAGAGCGTTGCTTCTAAAGCATTTACAGCAATCAGCAGTGGTGCGGAAGCATTGACCGGACCTATTGGCCTTGCGATTGCTGCAATTGCCGGTATCACGGCAGCAATCGCATTATGGGCGGCTACTTCTGATAATTTTGAAAAAGACCAAAAAGCAGTTCGAGAGGATATTAATCGTACAAATGATTCTCTTGAAGAAGAAAAGCAAAGCTGGATTACAAGCAATTCTCAAATGCAATCTAGCTTAAGTGCAAATAATAAGCAAACTGAGAGCCTTAAGGATTTAGCTTCTCAACTTGACAAACTTGTGGATGCTCATGGGCATGTTAAAAAGGGTGAAGAAGAACATGCAAACGCTATTTTAAATCAATTAAATCCTGCCCTGGGAACAGAAATTAAACAAAATAAAGGTGTTATTGCAGAATATGATAAAGAAAAGAAGAAAATTCAAGAATTAATTCTAAAAGAACAAGCTTTGGCCTCCGTTAGGGCCCATTCCGAAAAGCTCCAAACGGCAGAAAGTGGTAAGCAAAAGCAAGAGGATCTTGAAACATCACTTACTAGTAAAATTCTTTCTACCAGGCAACAAATGAAAGAAATAGAAAGCAGAAGTGATTTCAATGTATCAGGAAGTGCATCAAGGCAACAATGGGATGAACTATCTGAAAATCTTAAAAGCTATGAATCTCAATATCAAAATGCTTCAAGTCTAATACAAAGTTACAACGACGAAATTACAAAAAATACAACTGCTAATGCAGATATTCAAAAAGGGGATTATAAAGGGGCAATAAATACCCTTAACAAAGTAACATTATCCTTTTCTGTTGCAAAAGGGGCATCAAGAGATCAATTAGCTACACAAGCACAGCAAGCAACGGCTTATATGGTTAGCCTTAAAAAGAGGGTAGCTGATGGAGATAAATCGGTAACTACTCAAATGCTTTCTGACGCCCAGACTGTTGCCGTACAAGCTACTCAGGAATACCAAAAAGCAGGGGGTCAAGCGGGAAATGGATATGTTGTAGGTTTTAAAGCAAATGGTGCCCCGATTTATGCGGCTGCGAAGGATCTAAATGCAAAAGCAGTTTCTGCAGCTAAATTGTCGGCTCAAGAAGCAAAAACTGAATATAAAGCCTTAGGCTTTACTTTAACTGATGCGGAAGCAAAGGGAATTTCTGAATCTAGCCCAAAAGTACAGCAAGCGGCAGTTCAAACACTCTATAACATTAGACAAGGTTCTCAATCTTCAAAAGAGCAATTGCTTGATTTCTATTCTTCCATTGGTATTTCTTTGCCCGATAAATTGGCCTCTTCCCTTGCATCTTCAAGCGGAAAAGTTCAAACTTCCGTTGCGGGTATGTTTAATTCTTTAAGAAGCAATACCAAACTGAACTCTTCACAGCTTATAGAATTATTTAATGCATTGGGGATTCAGATCGACGAGGGAATGGCTGAAAGTATAGCCAGCGGTTCTCCAAAAGCGCAACAAGCGGCTATTCAATTAGTCGGAGCTGTTGAATCAGGCGTAAGCCCCGGAAAGGCCAAACTCGTTTCTATGTTTTCAGCAATGGGAATTGAGGCGACAAACTCTCTGCTATCTGCTTTATCACACATGGTTCCTGGTGGCGTAACGACAATTAACAGCATGCTGTCCAGCATGGGTGTTGCTTTAAACGCTAACGGTGAATTAGTATATCTTGGCGGCAAAAAAGCTGGCCAGGTTGTTAAAAGTATGAGCGATATAACGGGAAAAGCAACATTAAAAGGCCCCAAAGCAGGAACAGTACAAGGGTCAGCTGCAAAGGCTAAAGGGTCTACAAATACTCAAAGTGCTCATACGGGAAGTACAACCCTTGCTGGTTCACACGCGGGTACCGTAAAAGGTTCGTCCGCAAAAGCTAAGCAATCAACAAATGAAGAAAGTGCTCATACTGGAAGCACAACTTTAAAAGGTGCGCATGCAGGAAAAATTCAAGGCGTCATTGCTGCCGTACAAAGCGCTTTTAGCGCCGCCAACAGTTGGCTTAGAAGTCACAGCCTTATTATGTGGATCGATCAAAAAACTAGGCAAAATTCTAGTACCCGTACCGTCGATGATGATTTACGCCAGCACAGTGCTAATGGTCGTATTGTAAAGCACAGAATGATTTCTGAATTAGGTGAAGAGGGGTACCCGGAAGCAATAATTCCTATCAATCCCGCCCGCCGGACACGCGCATTGCATTTATGGGAAAAAACTGGAGAAATGTTGGGCATCTCCCCTATTCAAAAGCATGCAAATGGCGGAATTGTTGGCAATTTAAATAATGCTCTCCCCTCGAATCCAAAAATTGTTGTTACTGCACAAATCATTTCGAGCATTCAGCGCTATGCAGCTCATGATACTAGCAAAGATAAAGACCCGTCCGAAAAATTGCTGGAACAAGCTGAAAAATACGTTGAAAATATGAAGCAGTATGACGAATTGTCCACTGAGCAAGAGGTGGCTTTCTGGGAAAAAATCAGAAAACTACATACTGCGAATGGAAAAGCGCTCAACGATATAGATCATAAAATCTATGAGGCAAAAAAGGCAAATTCGCAGGCAATTGTTTCAGATGCGGAAGCCTATCTCGGTCATTATAAAAATATTGGGAAAATGACCGATAGCTGGGAATTATCATATTGGCAAAGAACCTTAAACCGTGAGGGTCTTTTTGCTGAGCAGAAAAAAGCGATTGAAGAGAAAATTTATGCAGCACAAAAGCAGCAATCACAAGACCTTGTTTCAGATCTTGAAAAAGAGATTCAGCATTTTGAAGCGATGCATGAAATTTCAACGGAAGATGAGCTGCATTATTGGCAAAATCTTCTAAAAAATCGCAATCTTATGGCCGACGAACTGGACACGGTCAATGAAAAGATTTATGAAGCTGAACAAAAGCTAAAAGATGAAGATAAGCAACGGTCGGAAGATGAATACAGCTATTTTGAAACTGCCATACAAGACGACGTTACTTTTAATGACCTTGATGTTCAGGGACAGTTGAACAGTTGGAAAGCTGTATATGATGATTATGAGCATGGGCTTATCTACATGCAGGATGCGGAAGCAAAAAAAGTACGTGTCAATATTGCCAATCTGCAGAAGCAGATAAAAGAACAGCAGGACGATGCAGTAAAAGAGCAGCAGAACAATCTCAAATCCCGAATAGATTCTTTAAAGTCATGGACCGGTTTGTTTGATGAACCGTCTTACAATTGGGAAACCAGCCCTGATGAACTCATGTGGAACATGAAAGAGCAAGTCCGTATGATGCAGAACTGGCAGAGCGATATGGCGACCCTGCAGGCACGCGGTATCAGCAGCGCTATGCTAAAGCAATTGCAAGATTTAGGACCAGCGGCGGCGGATAAAATTCATGCCCTTACCGAAATGACTTCCGGCGAGTTGCAGAAGTATCAAGCATTGTTCAACACAAAAAACAATATTGCAACAAATGAGGGTACAAAGGAACTTGGTATTCCATCTAGTACATCCGTGTCTGTTTCTTTAAATATGGATAGCAACTCGGTTGCAGAAGTTAATAACACCGTGCAAACTGTTGTCGACACAACGGAACAGGCAGCAGCGGCAATCCCAGCGGCTGTTACAAATGCTGTGACAACTGGTATGAATAATCTTGAAAATACCGTAAAAGATCGTATGCCTGCCATTATTAGGCTCTTCAAAGACAGTGGAACAGACGCAGGAAACGCCTATGGAGCAAGCTTTGTGGACCGTATAAAGGATTCTATGAATACCTTTAATGGTGTTGTAAAGTCTGCTACAGACAGCGCACAGGCACAATTGTCGACAACATTAAAAGCTGCAAATGATACAAGCACCGCTATAGACAGCTTAACTGAAAAAGTCAGCAATCTGGAACTAAATGCCGTCTATCCAAACATTGTTATGGAATCAGACGGCCGGCAGATTGCCAAAGCTGCAGGCCCCTACATGGGCACGGTTTTAAAGTATAAGAGGTGAGATTTTTATTGGACGACATTTGTATAAACGGGAAACCGCTAGCCACATGGAGTGCGCATATGTTTAACGACTGGACGGTAAAGCGTGACAGTTTAACACAGCCATATCTGCAGTCGGCAAATACACAGTCTTTCGTAACAGGCTCGGCAAAACTTGCACTGAAAAAAATCACTTTCACACTGGATTACACAGGAGACAACAAAGACGATTCCCGCGCACAGCTTGAACTGCTCATGGTTTCCGGACCAATTGAAATTTATGGACCAGACGGACGCAATTACAAATGTGTGTTGCAGGAATTCGGAGAAGAAAATCGAATGGACTTTTCCGATGCTGTGAGTGTACCTTATACATTTTATGGATATGCGCATGGGTATCGAATAACTGTTCCGGACGCATGGGGCGGATTTTGGTGCTATTCGACTGTTCCTTATACAGACTGTATCATTTCAGCAACTAGCCGCAATACCGGCACTATGGTTGCAGGAATTAATTTTACCAATATAAATGTAGGGGACCAAATTGTTATTGATGGAGAAAATCACGTCGTAACCATCAATGGAGAAAATGGGATGCTTAAATGTGATATGACTGAATTTCCAAAAATAAAGCCGCAAAGCAATGCACTGGAATCTTCTGAACATATGAAATTGTCCTATATTCCAGTTTTTATGTAGTGAGGTGTTTGGATGCTAAAACTTATTGAAAATGGAGCAGCAACAGTAATTGGACAAGACGATTACTGCATTGATGAAAAGGACACAGGACTTGATTTGCTTACCTTTTCTCTCCCCCGTGGGCATCCCTTCTTTGGGAGAATCCGTGAGGAAACTGAAATTGATGAAGAACAACCTTATATAGTAAAACAAGTCACAAGCGACGAGCAAAATATGGACATTACTTGCGAATTGGATGTTGATGATTGGAAAGCAGACATTCTAGAACATGTCATTCTACACGACAACACTATGCATCAAATGATTGAATTTTGTTTGCCAGCCGGATGGACATATCAGGACGAAACAATCGGAAATGATGGCGTTGATGAATTGCTGAATGATGGTGGCACGCGGCTTGAAATTCTTACAGCGATGAAAGACATCTGGAATATTACTTTTCGGTTTGATGCCAAAAACAAGGTGCTGCATATTATTGACCCAACTGCCGGAAATCCTTGCGGAGCGTATCTTACCAGAGAGTTAAATTTACGCAGTGTAAATTATACTGGGAGTACAGATAAGTTCTGCACGCGGCTTTATTGTTATGGAAAAGGTGGTATGAGTTTTGAAGATATAAATGATGGAAAAGCTTATATCGAAAATCATACATACAGCAGCAAAATTGTTAGCGCCCGATATTCCAATGCAGATGCAAACACTTCCGAAAAATTGCTTGAAGCAGGGCAAAAAGAATTAGCAAAACAATGTTGTCCTCAGGCATCATACGAATGTGATGTAATCGATTTAGCAAAAGCACTTGATGTGGAAGACGGTAGTAAGTATGATTTCATGAAATTTGAATTATTTTCTATCATAACATTGCTGGACGTCGACCACCATACACGTATAAATCATAGAATCGCAGAATACAAGCGATACCCAAACTTCCCTCAAAAGAATTCAGTAACACTTTCGACAGTACCTGCACAGATTCAAGACGACATTCACAAAGCACAGAGCAATGCAGATGAAGCGCAAATCACCGCAGGAGATGCTAAAAGTACAGCAGATGCAGCACATGTAGAAGTAACTAAACTGTCTGATGAAATGGAACAGAAAGTTTCTAAAGATGATTTTAGCACCCTGCTTCGGCAAAGCTCAACTGATGTTTTAATGGCATTTAATAGCGCTATGGGAAGCAGCGGAATTGATTTTTCTGCCGCTGGAATTGATTTTACTTATGATGGTAGTCAGTTTGGAAAAATAAGTACACAAAGTTATGGAAGAAACGGAATGATCGGAGTTTCTGCTACAGGGACTATGGGCGGAATCAATTTAACAACTGATTATGCTTCTTTACTTTTAGGCGCTCCTTCCATGGCATCCCATGGAATGTACGCACGAATAATCGGCGGTCTACTAGCCATAGGAAATTTAATTGTTTCATCAGATGGGGGTAGTCCTGATGGAACAATCACTTGCGGATCCCTTCATGCTGACACCGTGATAGCTGATTCCATATCTGCATCAGACGGTATAACACAGCCTATCAACTTTTTTGGCGCAGGAGCAAATGGGAAAACACGGCAAATCAATGTTATAAATGGACTTATAGCTAGCGTTACAGACATTTAAGGAAGTGATTATTAATTGTACACAATACCGATTACATTAAGCGTATCAGCCCCAAACCATCAGCAAGTGGTGGTAATGCAAGGGGACTATACCAGCGTACAAGTTCAAGCGAGTTTTGTAGACGCAACAGGAACGCAGATTAATATTTCCGGAAAGACGATCTATTTTCAGTGTTATAAAAATGGACAATCTATAACGTTGGACACCCCTGCAATATCTGGGGACGGATATTCTGCAATAGCTGCAATACTGCCGTCGGCATGTGCAACGTCCGGGGAATTATATGGAGAGTTTCAGATCGTTGATGCCGACGGTGGTAAAAAGGTACCGCCGTTCAAAATCATGGTACTGTCAAGCCCTGATAGCGCTGTGCAGACAACTGATTTTAAGGTATTAACTGAAAAATTAGGCGCTGTCAGTACGGCTGTTACAAATGCGAACACGGCTGT